CCAATTTGTATGATAAAAGACCTATGCTAGGAATAGTCAAATAACGTTGAACATCAACGCAATCTAATATAATCTGGAGATCTATGCTACAAAAGATAGGGTTTCAACCTGGTATAAATAAACAAATTACAGCAACAGCTGCAGAGGGTCAGTGGATAGACTGTGATAATGTTCGTTTTAGGTATTCTACACCTGAAAAAATAGGTGGTTGGAAGCAACTAGGCGCTGACAATGTTAGTGGTGCCGCTAGAAGTTTACATCAATTTACAAATAGTTCTGGTCAGAAGTATTCTATCATAGGAACTAACAGAGTTTTATACGCATACTCAGGCGGTGTATTCTACGACATACATCCTATTAAACTCACATCAACACTTACAAATGCATTTAGCACTGAAAACGGAGAAACTTCCGTTACAATAAATTTTTCTACTGACCATAATATTCAAGCAGGTGATATAGTTTTATTAGATAACTTTACCGCAATCACAAACTCTGATTATTCAGCATCTGATTTTGATGACATAAGGTTTATGGTTACGACTGTGCCAACAGCAAATACAATTACTATAACGATGCCATCTGCAGAAACTGGATCTGGAGCTACACAGTCTGGTGGTATTAGAGTCAGACATTATTATCATGTTGGTCCAGACGTGCAGTCACAAGGTTTTGGTTGGTCTCTTGGATCTTGGGGCGGACAGGAAGTAGGAGCAACTTCAACAACTTTAGGTTCTGGTATTAATGCGTCTGTAACAAGTATAACTTTAAATGATGCATCACAGTTTCCATCTTCTGGTACGAACTTTATACAAATAGGAACAGAAGAAATATCTTACACAAGTATATCTGGTAACACACTATCTGGTGTGACTAGAGGTGTAAGAAATACAACAGCAGCATCTCACTCTGCAGGAGCAACAGTAACAAGCTCATCAAACTTTGTAGCATGGGGTGAAGCAGCATCTGGTGACTTGATTGTAGATCCTGGTATGTGGTCTATTGATAACTTTGGTGACAAAGCTATTTGTTTAATTGTTGATGGTGAAGTATTTGAATGGAACTCTGCAGCAACTGATGCAACATCTACAAGAGCAACTATAATATCCAACGCACCAACAGCATCAAGACACATGTTGGTATCTACACCGGACAGACACTTAGTATTCTTTGGTACAGAAACCACGATTGGAACAAAGTCTACTCAAGATGATATGTTTGTAAGATTCTCTGCTGTTGAGGATATTACGACTTATACACCTACAGCGACCAATGACGCTGGTACACAGAGACTGGCCGACGGATCACGGATCATGGGAGCTATTAGAGGTAGAGATGCAATTTATGTTTATACAGACACAGCATTATTCTTAATGCGTTTTGTTGGTCAACCTTTTACTTTTTCATTCGTACAAGCTGGAACTAACTGTGGACTTGTGGGTAAAAATGCAGCTGTTGAAGTTGATGGCGCTGCATATTGGTTTTCAGAAAATGGTTTCTTTAAATATGCTGGTGCTCTTGAAACCTTACCATGTTTAGTAGAAGACTTTGTTTACGACGATATTAATTTAGATTCTGGTAATCAAATGATAAGTGCAGGATTAAATAATTTGTTTGGTGAGATTATGTGGTTTTATCCAACAGCAAACTCAGGAGTTGTAAATAAAATGGTTTGTTATAATTATCAAGACTCATCACCAACAAGACCTATATGGACTATAGGAACATTAGCTAGAACAGCTTGGGCTGACTCTGCAGTATTTGGTAGTCCACATGCTTTAGAATATGATGCAGATGGTGTTGAAGCTGCTACTTCATCAACTTACATTCAAGGAAACACAGACGGTATATCAACATACTATCAACACGAAACAGGTACTGATCAAATTAAAGGTGGATCTACAACAGCTATACAAGCAACAATAACATCTGGTGATTTTGATATAACACAACAAGTTATAAGAGGAGCTATGACGGCTAATGCAACACTTCGTGGTGATGGTGAATACATAATGAAGATAAGAAGATTTATACCAGACTTTGTTTCACAAACAGGAAACACACAAGTTACATTAAATTTACGTAATTATTCAAATGATACAGCTGCTAGTTCATCACTTGGTCCCTTTACAGTTAGCTCATCAACGAGTAAAGTAGACACTAGAGCAAGAGCTAGAGCTATTGCTCTTAAAGTAGAAAACACTAGTTCTGGTCAAGATTGGAAACTTGGAACATTTAAACTAGATATACAACCAGACGGAAGAAGATAATGAGCATATTTTTAGATGTATTAAAAAATTTAGCACTTCAACAAGGGATTGGTTCTCTTGAAAAAAGAATAAATCGATATTATTCCGATGATGATGATAATGATACAGATCAATTTGTATCTCGTCAAAGAGACATGGGTTTAGGATCTATACTTGGTAGAACTGCAGCTTTTGGTCTACTTGGTCCAATACTTGGACCATTAGCTTTCGCTTTAGGTAGAGGAATAATGAGTAGAAGAAATCAAATAAATTTAATGGAAGAAGATACACCTCCACTTGATAACATTAAAACTGGAGGAGGAGATCCAAATCAAATACAAGGGCCTACTACATCACAAGGTCAGACTATAGACCCATCTGATCTAAAACCTGTCACAGATGACAGTGGTCAAGATACTGGTTTTAGTGAGTATTCTAGTCCAGAAGTAGCAGCATCGTACGAAGGCTCATTTAGATATGGAGGACTAGCAAGTTTATATAGATAATGGCAAAGATAGTACAAGTATTAACAAGACCTAGTGAACAATACAGACAAGATGTTGCTGATGCACAAGTAAGAGATCTTGATGGCGTAATACAAAAACTAAACACAACATATCAACAAGAATTAAAGGATGAAGTTGAAGCACAAAACTTCTTTATTAATTAATGGCAAATAGTTTTATAAATAAAAAAGCAGACTTAACAACTACAGATCTTACAACTCTGTATACAGTACCATCATTTAAAACTGCTGTGGTTAAATCGATTTTAGTATCTGAAGATGCGGGATCTGGAGCTAGTATAACAGTAACATTGGTAGATGCTTCATCTAATATATTTAGTTTATTTAAGACTAAATCTATATCTTCTAACACGACAACCGAGTTATTGACTCAACCTCTTGTTATGGAAGAAAGTGAGATACTAAAAGTACAGGCTTCTGACGCGAACGAGCTGCACGTCATAGCTTCAATACTAGAAATACAGCCAAGAGAGGTAACAACATAATGAAAGTATTACAGCCAGAAAAGATAATAACGACCATATCTAACTTGAAAACAGGAGAAAAATACAGTACAGAGGAGGAATGGAAAGCAAAAGGAGTTCCTGAGTCTGACATCAGAAGAGATGTCAAGGTAATCATGCCTTCGCTTGATTTGTTCCCTAAAACCAAGTAATGTAGGAAAATCATGAGTATAACAAGATCACAAATAGCAAGAGAACTAATGGCAGAGGGTGGAGCCCCTAGACAAGGCTATTTTCTTGGTAAATTAGTAAGAAAAGTTAGAGACGACCTTATACCTAACGAACTTAAAAGCCCTGCAGGAGCTATTGCAGCAGCTTTGGCTGTTGATCAGTTTGGTATACCTCTACCAGGTGGTTCAAAAATTGGTGGTGGAAAAGTAGTTACTGGACCAATTAGCAGAGGAATACAATCTATATTTAGTGGTCGCCAACCAGATGTGTCGGAAGAAATGTCAGAGGTTTCATTACCTATTCCAAAACCAACTACTGAATCAAAAGACGACACTTTTTTAGGAAAAGTTAGAAAAACGGCTAGTGATATTTTTAATACACAAGTAGGTGGTGATACTCTAGGCGGTAAAATATTAAGTGGTATATTATCTCCAACAGGATTATCCATAGGTGCTGGATTATTAGCTGGTGCTTTTACAAAAGATAAAGAAGACCCATTATACACAGGTCAAAGTGTAGGATTAAATTTAAGAGACATTAGAAAACTAGCAAACATAACTGATCCAAGAACAGGTGCAGCTATTGGATTAAACTTTTTACCAGAAACAAGATTTAGACAATTCACACCAGAACAAATGGCTGAAACATACGCAGCCACTGAACCTGTAGAATTTACAGAACAAAGAGAATCAGCTGACACTGGTGGTAGAATAGGATTTTCAAATGGAACACCAGATAAAAGTAAAGAATATGATTTTGAAGATTATTTAAAAGATAGGAAAAGAATTGATGAGTTTTTTGATAGGCAGAAAAAATTTAAAGAGTTTGAAAAAGATATGGAAAGATTTAAAAAACCTAGAGAAATTAGCGCCGCAAATGGTGGTCTCATGAATCTTGGCGGTAATGAAATGGATTTAAGAGGCGGAGGTTTTGTGCCGATAGGTGCAAGAGAAAAAGCTGATGATGTGCCAGCTAGATTATCTAAAAACGAATTTGTATTTACAGCGGACGCTGTAAGAGCAGCAGGCGGCGGAAGTGTTGATAGAGGCGCTGATCTAATGTATAAAACAATGAAACAATTAGAAAACAAGGTAGCATAATGGCAATAACACAACAAATAACCGCTCCAGCAGAATTTATACAAGATCTAGCAAAAGATTATGGAACGCAGTTAGCAGGATTAACGGCTGTACCATTAGATACTTCAAAGTTTGCACCACAGGTTGCAGCACAGGATCCATTACAAACACAAGCTGCATCACTAGCTGCATCAGGTGTTGGGTCTTATGAACCATTTTTAACAGCTGC